TCCCTAGCATGGTTTCTCAAAAGTGAAGGTAAAGCTTTTTTATTATCAGAGTACGAGAAATTTAAATTAAATTTAAATGTCGAAAAAATCAAACTAGAAGAAAATAAAGTTCAAGACGATAAAAATATTTGTAAAAAACCTAAAAGTTTAATAGAATTTATACGACAACAATGAAAAGTATAGCTCTTACCTCCGCTATAAACTATAATGATTATTTAAAAATTTTCAAACAACATAATTACAATCATTTTGATGAAATATATATAGTCACAGATACAAATCAAGATAATGAATTAGAGCAGATCTGCGACGATATTAAATTTAAATTAATAAAAACCGATAAATTTTATACTTTTGAAAATCAACCAGCCAAATTTAATCGAGGTGCAGCTTATACATACGCCATGAGCTTGATTAAAGATCCAGAGATTATTACGATTATAGATGCTGATACTTTGTTGCCAGAAAGCTATTATGATATATTTACAGAATTAAAATATAAAAAATTTGATTATATGGTGAGTGCTAGAAGATTTGTATTAGAAACTTATCAAGATTATTCAAAAGTATTTTTAGAAAAAGATCCAAATTATAAATTAGAAATAAGAAGTTCTGATTGGGGTTGGGGATATTTACAAATTTTTCATGCAAAAAGTAAATGGTTGAAAAATGGTCTTGTATATCCAGAAAATTATGATTGTGCAGTATCAGATTTTATGTTTAGAAGACAATTTGGATGGCATATTTTTAGACAAGACACAGAAGAACATTATTGGGATCCAGAGGCGCAAGTATGCTTAAGACAATTTCCAGTATATGGTCTAGGTCCAAACAATATTAATTCAAGAGGTCGCCGTGCGCCAGAATTTAAATAATTTAGTTGCATTTTCTTAAAAGAAAGGTATAATAATATTATGGCAAAAAAATCTAAAGAAGAAATTACTGAACTATCTGGTCCAAGCGCATCAGATAGGCTATTATCCTTTTTAAAGGAAAATAAAGAAGATCATTACAATTTTGAAGATGAAGTATATTACAAAGTATCAACTGGTAGTCTAAACCTGGATATCGCTACAAGCGGTGGTTTATGCCCAGGCTTGCATAGATTTATTGGTATGAATGAAGGCGGAAAAACCTCAGAAGCACTTGAAGTAACAAAGAACTTTCTCAAAACAGTAGAAAATTCTAGAGCCTTACTCTTCAAAGCAGAAGGAAGATTAAGCAAAGAAATTAAAGATCGTTCTGGTATCAAGTTTGTTACAGACCCTAAAGAATGGGTTGATGGAACTTGCTTTATATTTGAATGTAATATTTTTGAAACAGTTTCCGAACTGATGAAAGATCTTATTCAATCTAATGATGAAAATAAAAGATATATCTTTATTCTTGATTCAGTTGACGGCTTGATGACCAAAGGTGATTCTCAAAAGAGCATGACCGAAGCAACAAAAGTTGCTGGTGGAGCGGTTATCTCATCGATGCTGATGAAGAGAATTTCTCTTGCACTTTCTAAACGCGGTCATATGGCAATTTTTATTAGTCAAGTTCGATCTGATATAAAGCTTGATCCGTATGCAGCCAACAAAGATATTCGTCAAACTACTGCGACTGGTGGAAATGCATTATTACATTTTGCTAATTGGATCCTTGAGTTTGAACCAAAATTTAATAAAGATCTTATTCTTGAAAAACCAAATGAAAAATATGATGCACTTAAAAATAAAATTATTGGACATAATGTTAAGATTATTATTAAAAAATCAACAAATGAATCTACAAATTCTAAAGTTCAATACCCAATTAAGTATGGCCGTAAAGATGGCTCTTCTGTTTGGAGAGAGTATGAAGTTATTGATCAAATCTTATCTTGGGAATTTGCAACTGCAAAAGGAGCATGGGTTACTTTTTCTGATGAAATTATTGATGAACTTAAGAAATCAAATTTAGAACTTAAGAAGCAGCATCAAGGGATAGATAATTTAAGATCTTATCTTGAAGAAAACAAAGCAATAGTAGACTATTTCTATAATAAATTTATTAATACTCTCGCATCATGAGGCTGTTAAACATTAACGGCAAGCTCGTTAATAAAAATGTAAAAAATTACGAAATAGTTTGGGACGGAAAATCCAGAAGCAAATTACAATTTAAATTCAAACAATTCTTTTTTCCTTACTGGAAAAATCATATTGTATATGAAGAATTTCCAGTTTACGGAAGCATGCTTAAAGTAGATTTATTAAATGCAACAAAAAAGATAGCCGTCGAAATACAAGGCAATCAGCATGAAAGCTTTAATAAGTTCTTTCATGATAATTCTAGATTAAAATACCTTCAAAGCATAAAAAGAGATGTTAAAAAAGAAAAATGGCTAGAAATGAATGGATTTAAATTTCTAGAACTCTATGAAAATGATTTAAAAAACCTCTCACCACAATATATAGAAGAAAAGTGCGGAATATTAGTTATTTAAGTGTAAAATTTTCTGGTGACAAACAAAAAAAAATTCAATTTTCCAGCATCTCTTTTAAAACAAATTGATGAGTGCAGTTTCGGTGGATATATTCTTTTTAATTTTTCAAACAAAGGCGAGCCACAAGTATATACTAAATTTGATAATCAAATAAATGCCATGGCTCTTTTATATTATCTTAACACATGGGGTCAAAGCATAGACCAATTAAACCTAGAAGCAACTACGGATTTAATAGCCAGAAAAAACGAAGACGAAGATTCAGAAGAAGATTAAAACTTGACTTTTAATTTCTAGTTTGGTATCATATATAAAGGATGATTTATTCTTTACAAGTAGAAAGACACGTTTTAAGCGGGCTATTAAAGCATCAAGATTTATTTGCAGATATTGATGTGTTTTTAACAGAAAACGATTTTTATAATGATGTTCATTGCACGATTTATTCTATATTCAAGAATATTAAACATAAAGGCGAAAACGTAGATAAAGTACTACTAGCCGAAAAGATCAAGAATCTTGGAATTTCATTTAAAGATGAGATTAATATTTTTGATTATATTGATAATTTAAGCTTTTCACAAATAACTCAAGAAGCCACAATGGAGGCATGCAAAGAACTCATTAAACTACGAGTCAGAAGAGAGATTTCCTCAACAGCGGATAAACTTAAAGAATATGTAACTAAAAATTCAGATGAATCGCTCGATTCTATTATTACTAAAATAGATCAGATTTATAACAAAAAGATCTCATCTTATTCTGAAAATGATATGCCAATTAATATTTTTGAAGGAGTCGAAGATCTTATTGAAGAAATTGGTAATAGTCCAAAAGAAGATACTGGACTTATAACTCCCTACTCTGAATTTAACAGAATGTATGGTGGTTTAAAGAATGGTAATATTTACGCTATTGCAAGTAGACCAGGCCAAGGAAAATCTACTTGGTTAAATGATATTTGTTTCAAAACTTCTATTAACCCTAAGAATAAAACTAAAACTCTTATTCTTGATACCGAAATGCAAACAGTAGATATTCAATTAAGAATGGTTGCATCTTTGAGTGGTGTTCCAGTTTGGTATCTTGAAACTGGTAATTGGCGCAAAAACGAAGAGATGACTAAGAAAGTAAGAGAAGCTTGGGACAAAGTTAAAAAATATGAATACTTTCATTATCATGTAGGTAATAAAAATATTGATCAAGTTTGTTCTATTATTCGCAGATGGTATCTTTCTAAAGTTGGAAGAGGAAATCAAGCTATGATCGCTTATGATTATATTAAATTAACTGGAGAAAAGGTGGGCCAAAATTGGGCCGAGCATCAAGCGATTGGAGATAAGATTGATAAACTAAAAAGAATTTCAGAAGAAATTCATTGTCCAATTATTACAGCTATGCAGTTGAATAGAACTGGTGAAAGCTTCAATAGAAAAGGTTCAGAGGTTGTGGATGACAGCTCTGTGATTTCGCTTTCAGATAGATTGCAATGGTTTGCATCATTCGTAGCAATCTTTAGAAGAAAAACCCTAGACGAGATTACTCTTGATGGTCAAGCATTCGGAACTCATAAATTGATTCCTACTAAAACTAGATTCCAAGGTAAAGATGCAGCTGGTCACCAAGATTTGGTTAGAAGATTAGATTGTACTGGTAAAGAGATCTGGTCACAAAATTATTTAAATTACAATGTTCAAAACTTTAATATCGAAGAAAGAGGATCACTAGCAGACGTAGCAGAGCGTCAAAGAGAACAATACGAACTTAATGATGCAAACGCAAATGATGGAGAACTATTATGAATGTAGATTTAATATCAATTACAAAGCCAGAAATTAAAGGAATTAAAAATCCAGAAGACTTGGTGGCATTTTGCGCTAGAGTTAGTAATCCATCTAATCAGATGAATATTGAAACTGCTCCGAAACTATTAAAATTTTTAATTAAACACAAGCATTGGAGTCCATTTGAATTAGTTGATATGTGTGTTGAAATTAAAACTAGTAGAGGAATCGCAGCTCAAATTCTTAGGCATAGATCATTTAGCTTTCAAGAATTTAGTCAAAGATATAGTATCGCAAATGAGTTTGAAGATATTGAGCTTCGATTACAAGGAGATAAGAATAGGCAAGTGGGTGAAATTCTTATGAAAACAAATACTGATGCATATGATAAAGTTAACCAAGTT